GCACCGTGAATACTCAATGCAACTTGATATTGAGGATATGGGAATGGTATTAGTACCACACGATGAATTAGAGGCGTGGGAAGCATCTCAGGATTTGGTTGCCTAACCCATTATTCGTATATTCACGTATAATTAAAAACAAAAACAACAAAGGAAATATGTCACAAATTAAAAAAATAAAAAATATCAAATGTTTGATTGTTAACCAAAATGGTGAAGGTCAAGGTTTAAAAACTGTATCTACTAGTAATGTTAGTTATGGTCGCATCCGTAACATTGTAGGTGGGTTAGTTGAAATATACCCATTTAAGATGATTTACAATAAGAAAAAATACTGGATGGTTGTTAATGAGGAAGGTAGAATGCAATTTGATAAACCAGGTCAATTTATGCCCTTTACTTGTGGTATGATGAATGTAGAATTTGAATACACCTACGGTGGTAAAGCCCACCCTGAAGATTTGATGTTCAATGGTATTCAATTGGTTAATATGTTTGGTCCCAATGCTATTATTAATCACTATGGTCCGTTAGTGTTTATTGAAGCACTAGAAGGTGAAACTGATACATTTAGTGATTACTGGCAAGAACATAAAGCTGTATGTTAATTTATTTGGTTACCGCAAAATAATTTCGTATATTCACGTATAATTAATAATTAAATAAACAAAGGAAAAATAAGTTATGAAAAAAGAAGTGTCACAAGTATACCGCAATTGGTTAGATAATGTAATGGACTTCGATGGTTTCGAAGGTGTAGATATTAACCAACTTAAAAATCGTCTTGCTAATGATTTAGCTGAGCGTAAATTAAATCAAAATAAAAAATAAAAGTTATGTTTAAAACACAATTAGTATCAACAAAAGGAGATGTAATGCGTACATTCATCTCATCATCACGTCCTCAAACACGCTTTGGCTCTGAAGGTGTAGAAATCAATTATATGGATAGTAACAATAGCTTCACTATTATGGGTGGGTTCAATGTTATTATTGAAGAAGAAAAATAATGAAAATATTAGTATTAATCAGTTTAATCACCATTATATGGTTTGGTTTAAAACCTAAAAGTAATGCTTGAGTAGTTTTTTCACCTTACGTTTTGCTTAAGCTTGGAGCCCCGAAAGGGGCTTCATACATTATGGTAATAATCGTTTGATTTAGTTGTATAAAAAAAACATATAGTCATACACGCTCTCCCCTTGACGTGTTTTTCCCCCTATGGTTTAGTGACATTTACTTAGGGGGTTTTTTGTTTAAGAGACTAAAATTGGCCACGCGCGTATTTATAGACATATAAACATAATAAATAACATTATGACAAGAGAAAAAATACAATCAATGTTGAATGAAGGTTACAATCTAAACCAGATTGCCTCCATTCACATGATTAACAAACAAACCTTACAAGAAATATTAGATTCAGGAGCATGTGCTCCCATTATCGCTAAAGGAATGTCTAAATCAATTCCAGTAGAAACAGTAAATGAATTTAATGCAAAATCAGAATTACTATTCCCTGACGAGCCTGGACTATGAAAACATACTTTGATGTAGTAACTGAATTTTCAGCATCGTGTGCTGCACACTTAGCAATTAAATCGTTTGCTGAGGGTGCTCTTGATTTTTTAGATGCTAGTTCACAAAATGTAAAATACCCATATGTGTTTCTACGTCCAATTACCTCCACAGGTATTGTATTAAATGAAAATGGTATTTCTGGCACTCGTAGTTTAACATTTGAGATGTATTCGTTAGATGTTCCTAATTTAAAGAATGCTTCACCACTACAAATTAAATCAAATACCGAACAATACATTTACGATATTATAGCGTATTTTAATTTAGGAGCAGATCAACAAACAGAGTGGATTACACTAAACAATATTACCCCAGTTGATGAAGCATTCAACGATAGAGCATACGGGTGGGTTGCTACTCTAAATTACAATGATATTGCAGTACTTGATTACTGTGCATTCCCCTCATTCGCACAACAAACATAAGTTATGAATTTTAAGATAGCTACATCTGATTATTTAAGTATTAATCACCTTAAGCAAATGCAACAATATGATCACCTATCGGAGGTAGATCGTATGATAAAAATTCTAAGTATTATCTCAGATAAAACTGAGGACGAAATACGTGAATTGCCTACTAATGGTGTATTAGAAATTTATACTGATATAACAGACAAGTTACTTAATTTTAAAAACTTATTTTTCCCTATATTTGAGCTCAATGGTGTAAAATACGGGTTTAAATCGATTGCTAAGATGTCGTTGGGCGAGTATGTGGATTTGGAGATGCTAGCGAAAAAGCCGATGGATAACATCGAAGAAATAATGGCTATTTTATACCGCCCAATTACTAATAGTAAGTTTAACTCACTTAAGTGGGTTATTGAACATGGATTAAGTGTAGCTAAGGGACAAGTAGAGGACATCTTTAAATTCTATGAAATAGAAAAATATGATGTAGAAAAACGATTTGATAATGCTGAATTACTAAAGGATATGCCAGCAGGATTTGCATTAGGTGCATTAAGTTTTTTTTTGCAAGTCGCAGCTCTCTCCTTAAAAAACACAAAGACATCTTCCCAGAAAAACCTATCGAAACAGGAGATGATGAAGATGGCGAAGGAGATAACTTTAGTAGACATTGGGGATGGTTTGCGACTTTTCACTACCTATCGAAAAGTTCCATCCTTAACTTCACAGGAGACAAAGCTATTACTGATTTAAAAGTACCATTTGTATTCAATTTTTTATCATTTGAACGAGATAAAAACCTACAGGAACAAAAAGAAATAAAACGTCAACAACAAAAGTCATATAAAGTACGATGAACCTAAACGAATTTGAAACAGTAAAAAAACTACAGCAACAAACTGGTTTAGTTGTTCAGGGGAAGATGATAGAAAATCTTCGCAACAACGATTCTGTAGTTACTGGTGGTTTGATTCGTTCTATTAAGGTAAATAATGAAATTAAAGACGAAACATTTACTACTACAGTTACTACAGGAGTTAAATACGCTAATTGGGTTGATAAAGGAACAGGTGATAGAGGTGCTGGTAAACAACCCCCTATTGCTCCAATTGAAGCTTGGATTAAACGTAAATCAATTTCAGTACCACCAGGTATAACAATTAAATCATTTGCATTTGCTATTGCTAAAAAAATAGCTAAAAAAGGACAACGTAAACGTCCTTATCCTTATATTGAACCTTCTATTCGTTTTGGTGATGAATTTTTTGATAGACGAATAAATGAAGCATTAGGTACAGACGTTAACATAGATCTAAACATAATACTTGATTCATCACCTTATTTAAAAAAATAATGGCAATCACAATTCAACAATCACCTACAACACCTAACATGGCCAATAATAATTTGGTCTATGCGGTTACCTCCAATTCATCAAGTGCAGCACAATTTCAATTTGTGGTTGATTTGACCCTAAGTGGTTCAAACACATTACTTCAACGAATTAAACAACAACCAAACCCAAATAACGCAGGTATATTTGATATGGGAAGTATAATCACTAATTATTTAGATAGTGATAATAGTTGGAAGGCAGCACCATTTGTAACTTCAAGTGAGGTAGCAAAACGTTTTCAAGTTAAATTTGGTGAACAATATGGTACATCAGCTTCATCCTCAGTTATTCTTTATACTGGAGTAGGTGCTGTAACAGGTTCACCTGCTGTAACTGCATCATCCTATCTTTACACTATCAATGGTTTAGTAGATCCTAATGATAAGATAAATTGGAATTTTCCGTCTGCATCTTATTTTGTAAATAATGCTACCCCATCTTCAGCTTCATTTAGTTTTCAACACGCGTTAACTAACGCGCCACTTACTCAAAGCATACAGGATGGTGAATACGCAACGATATCGCTTATAAACGGAAATTTCACCAATTCTACATCATCAGCTCAGGACATATATGTTGTACGTGTTTTAGTATATAATAGTGCTAGTGTAGAAATTGATGATTTTAGTTTAACTAACACAACTGGGAATGGAGGGGGTCCTAGAGTAAATGCTAACCAATTATTTAGTGCGGTAGCAACATCTCAAACAGCAGGAACACAATTATTGACAATAGGGGTAGGACCACAAAATTTAGCTGCTAATGGTGATACTTTACCCTCAGATTGGTCTTATTACACAGTACAAGCACATAATCAAAAATCAGCAGGTGTAGTTAATACCTCAGGTAGTTATGCTACTTTAAGGTATGAAAAATATGGAGCACAATGTGGGTACGATGGAGTTAGATTCGCTTGGAAAAACGAATTTGGTGTTTGGGATTATTATACGTTTACTCTACAAACAGATAAAGCATTTGGTATTGAGAGAGCCAATTATGAACAAACATTTGTTCCTTACAGTTCAGATTATCCAGTCCCTTATAGCAAACAACGTCGTGGTGTAATTAATTATTACAATAAACCAGTACAAACACAAGTTGCTAATAGCGATTGGTTAGATCAAGATGAATCAGATTGGTTAAAGGAATTATTCTTTAGTGCCAATGTATTTTACCAGGAAGGAACAGAATTTTATCCTGCAGTAATTACCTCAGTTGATGTAACAGAGAAAACAAATCCACGTTCACAACAATTATTTCAA